CTAGTGCCTCTGCGATTTGGGTTAGCGTTTTGATTGCGGCGCGGAGTTCGGCGGCGGTAGACATGCTGTTGACGTGAATATACATGCCGCCAGTCACCCTAACCTTGCCATACGCCCCCGGCACAATTTCCTTGCGCGTTACCGTGCGGACGGGGAAATCGTGCCATTCGGCGATGATGTCGTGGTCACTGTCGCGCATTTTGTGTTTAGTTCCAGTTTCCATCCACCAGCATTCGCCAGATGCCACGCCAATGACACCGCTGCGACTAATCGCCATAGGCCTTACCTTCCGCCCATCACGCGTCTTGTAATATTTCCCAACTTCCAATTTGACCATAGCCGCCTCCATTGTTGCGCTGATTTGCACCATAATCCCATGCGCGGTATCTTGTCAATCATGTTTTCTGCGGCTTCTGCCGCTTTCTTGTAAGGGCTTGAAATGGCAGACGAAATCAACCAAGGCGGCAGCATCTACATCTGCGCCACCGCTCAAAACTCCGACCTCTCGCAAACGCAATTCGAGGCGCTAACTTGGGTCGAAATCGGCAAAGTCGTGACCATGCCGCAAATCGGCATCACGACGAACATCGTGCAGCAAGACTATGTGACGACTGACATTAGCCAAAAGCAAAAAGGCGTCAAAGCTGGCAATGATACCGAAATTGTCGTGGGTAATGACAGTGCGGACGCTGGCCAAGATGCCCTGCGCGCGGCGTCTCTGACGAAAAACAACTACGCATTCAAGCGCGTATATAACGAAATCACGGGCAGCGGTTACGTTCCGACGACCCGTTATTTCCGCGCGCTGGTTGGTGAGGCTATGGACGCTGGCGGCGGCGTAGAGGACTTCGAAAACGAAACCTTCCCGATCTACATCAACGGCCAGCGCCCGATCCGCGTTGAAAGCGAAGCGCCGTAATCTGTAACTAACGGCGGGCTATTGTGGCCCGCCTAACTATCCATTGGAGGATAAAATGGACCTGTCTAAAGTCGTTCAATACGACGAAACGTTTCCCGTGCAAATTCGTCACCGGATCACTGGCGAGCATGTCGGTCTGACAGTCAATGTCACGTCATTTGAGGGTGCGGCTGCGATGAAGGCAGAGCGTGCCATTGCTGGCGTGCGGATGCAGAAGCAATACTTGGCTCAACAGTCTGGATTGAAGCCTGAGGATATTGACTTTGCAGAATTGCAGAATGAGGCAGATCAAGAGAAAGCCATTGCCGCCGTGCAGTCGTGGGAGTGGGCGGAAGGTCTGACTTGGAACGGCAAATCCCCGCCTAAATGCGATGATGCTGGCAAGCGTGAAGTGTTGCTGCATCCAAACTCTGGATGGATTTTGGCGCAGGTTATCAATGCAGGTAAACGCATTGAAAATTTTACCGGGCCATCTGTGACGAATGTGTAAACTACGTCGCAGTTTGGGCTAAATACGAAACCAAAGATCATAACGGACAAACCCGGCGCGAAAGAAACACCCGCGCCGGGGTTTCTGCACCGCCGTTGTGGATTAACCCAGATCGGCTATATCTGGTGCGGCTGTTTTGGGAGTTGCGCGGTTTCTGCGAAGATAGGGAAAAGCCGATAACGCCGGGATTGGTGAATGACTGGGTTGCGGGTGGCGGTTTGCTAGCGCCGTGGGAACGGTCTATAATTCATGCGATGGATCGTAAGTTCAGAGAGGCGCTTTCGGAGGAGGTCGCCAATAACGAAAAGCGCAGGACTGCACAGATGGAAGCGCGCGGCAAGAAAGGCAGACGGTAAATGGATATTGCGCAGCTTGGATTGGCGATTGATAGCGCGCAAGCCGTTCAAGCGACTAATGACCTAAATAAGTTTGCGGCGGCTGCTGATCGCGCTGAAAGTTCTGCAATTGGTTTGCAAAATGCTGGCGCTGCGGCAGGCGGCGGCTTGTCGCGGCTTGGTGCTGCTGGCGCGGGTGCTGCATCTAGTAGTAACAGGCTTTCAGGCGCAGTAACTAACGCTTCGTTTCAAATCCAAGATTTTACAGTTCAGGTTGCGAGCGGTCAAAACGCATTAATGGCGTTTACGCAACAATTCCCGCAACTTGTCGGTGCGTTTGGTTTTTCTGGAAAGGCTGGACTTTACGGCGCGGTAATTGGCACGGCTGCGGCAGTTGGTCTTACGCTTTATTCTTCTTTCATGCAATCCGTTGACGCTGCAAAGCAGTTCAAGGAGGCGATGGATAGCGCTGAAAACTCTGTTTCTGCTTTCCGCACGGCGCTAGAAACATCACAGCTTCCTCTTGATCGTATGATTGAGCAATTTGGAAGTGCAAGCCCTGTTATTCGGTCTGCGCTTGCCGATCTTGCCGCAATGGAGCGTATCAAGGCATTTGAAAGTATTGACGCGCTGGCATTGTCAATGCAGTCCCTTACTGGATATGCGGGCCAATGGAACGCTGAAGCAAATAGCGTCATCCAGTCCTTCCTTGGCTTTACGGTGAACTCTGATGCAGCTAGGGCTTCTGCATTTCAATTCAACGCGGCTATGCAGCAACTTGCGTCAGCGCAAGACCCGGTTGAAAGGCTAAAAGCGGCACTTGACGTCAGGGATAGGCTAGATGCAGCCACTGGCGGCTATAAGAATATGAATGCCGAACAGCGCCAAATGCGAGAAGGCCTCACTAAGATTATCGTCCATTTGGAAGCAATGGGCGTGCGCATTGATGGCGCAGATGGGGCAATGGATAATTTTCGCCGATCTGCCGCTGATGCTCAAGGGCCAGTATCTGCGCTTGTTGGTGTGACAAGCAGTCTAGCCGACAAAGCATGGGAAGCAGCTCGCGGCATGGCCGCTTTTGCTCAAAAGCAAGCTGAGGCTGCGGCGGATGCGGTCATGTCGCCTACCACGGGGGCGAGCGTTCCATCTGGGCTGGGTAACTTCGGACTTAACCCGCTAGGCCAAGGGCTTGCGCCGGGAACATCGCCACGTCCTCCGCCTCGCCCAACCCTGCAAAATGATCCTAATTGGGGGTGGTCAGATGGTGGTGGCGGCGGCGGCGCTGGTGGCGGCGGCGGCACTGATCCTTATGCTGACAACCTGCAACGGTTGATTGAAAGCCTGCGCACAGAGCAAGAAACTGTGGAATCATGGTATCTTGAAAACCAGAAAATCCTCAATGACCGTCGCGCGGCTGAAATCCTTGGCGAGCAAGCGCATAATGACGCCAAACTTGCGCTTGAACAAGAATACTTAAAACGCAAGCAAGAACTGCAAGACGGCTATAACGAATTCTCATTTTCCAGCGCTGACAAGCTGTTTGGCGAATTGTATAGCCTAAGCGGTTCCAAATATGACGGGCTGTTGAAGCTGCAAAAGACATTTGCCGCTGCGTCCGCGCTTGTCAACACCTACACCGCAGCATCGCAAGTGCTTGCCGATCCTTCGCTAAGTTTCTTCGCAAAGTTTGCCGCTGTTGCAAAGGTAATCGCCGCAGGCATGGGTCTTGTTAACGCCATCAAGGGTGGCGGGGGCGCTAGTGGCGGCGGGGGCGCGTCTGCAACGTCTAGCGCAACCGCAGCACAAGAGCCGCAGCGCGTTACTCGGATCGAACTCATGGGCGATGAATGGCTGGTAAATCTAACGGAGGCCGTTTTGTCTCAAACATACGAAGCCACTAAAAATGGCCGTGTAATAATCGGACGGGCATGACATGGTAGTTGTAATCGAGACAGATGCGACAGGGACGGAAGGCATTAACATTCTGTATCAAAACAGATTTAATGACGGCACTACTACATGGTCAAGTCAAACGACTGGCGGGGAAGGCGTCAACGCGCTAGACCCTGCCACGTGGAATTATTGGCTTCCGTCAACCGTTCCTGCAAACCAAACCCTAGACTTCGGGTCTGACTTGTTCTGCAATGGCGCTTGCATCGCGGCGCATGAAGGGCATTTGTCTGGATCGACATTCTCAATTCAGTATAGCGCGGATGGGTCTAGCTGGACAACTGCCAGCACAATTACTCCGACGACTAGCGAAACAATCTTTATGTTCTTCCCGCTAACGCCCGCGCGTTTTTGGCGGTTTCGGATCACTGGCGCTGCATGCAAGGTTGGGGTTGTCATGCTCGGGCGGCAGGCTATCTTCCCTGTTGCGCCTCTGTCTGGGCATGTGCCATTCCATCACTCTTGGAAGTCGGATATGCTTTTTAACGAAAGCGATGGCGGTGAGTTTCTTGGCAACAGAGTGGTGAGGACTGGATCGCGGTTCTCTGTCAATGTTGGTTCTGTTGAACGAGACTTTGCCGAGAATAACAGTTTCTTCCTTGCGTTTGAACGCCACTTCAATAACGGCGGCGCGTTTGGCTATTGTGGTTCGCCGCTCTATACGCCAAAAGATTGCGCCTATTGCTTGCGTGACGGTGATCCAATGTCTGTGAGTTGGGTGGAAGGTGACGAGCTAGCAGATATTAGCTTCTCTGTCAGGGGTTACGTGCATGTCTGATCCGATTAGCATTGTCGAATTGCACATGGACTATTGCAGCCGCACGTTTGGCGTCGGGGCTTGCACTGCATCCCTTGGAGGGCAAGTTGATCGTAAGTGCTTCAACACTTGGAATACGTGCAAGCTAAAATCCGCCTTCAATAAGGCCACTAAGGTTTATGCGTTTGCCGAGAACGTCACGGGCTTGCCAATCGGTGAATATATCCCGGCGTTGAAGTCTGTATCTGGTCGGTCTGGCACGGTGAACATTGCCGGGTCTGATCCTCGCATGGATAGCCTCGGGGTTCGCGCGACTGTTACCGCCACGTTCAAGGACTTTGTTGATAACGATACTGTTTCGGATAAATACCAAGCGGAACGCCGTAGCGGGGCGGCGCAACTGTCTGGTGTTGGTTATGATCCGCGCGACCGAGGCACGTTTTGGGGTCGGTTCAAAACGCGCAATCCTAACTATGCTGGCCGAAAGCTGGTGGTTAAGCAAGGATACATTAATAACGGCGCTGTGACGATTGAGACTGAGCGGCATTACGTCATCACGGAATTTGAGGGGCCAGACACTAACGGGATTGTGACTGTCAAAGGCAAGGACGTTCTTGACCTTGCTGGCAATACAAAAGCCGTCGCGCCCAAGGCATCGCGTGGGTTTCTGAGTGCTGATATTGACGTATCTGCTACTGAGGTGACGCTACTACCTGCTGGCGTTGGCGCGGAATATGCGTCAAGCGGATTTGCGGTCATCGGTTCCGAGATTGTATCGTTCACCCGTAGCGGCGATGTAATGACCATTGGTAGGGGACGGCGCGGGACGGTTGCCGCTAGTCATACGGTAAATGACACGGTGCAAGAAACGTTTTCTGTGCGGCGTGATCGCATTGATGATGTGATCTATGACTTGCTTGTGAATTACGCGGCAATTCCGGCGTCATATATCCCTGTCGCGGAATGGGAAGCTGAGGTTGACCGGTGGGGCGGTCAGCTTGAATTGACTGCTGATATTTGCAAGCCAGAAGGCGTGTCAACGCTCATTGGCGAAATGGCCGTGCTAGGTATTAGCATTTGGTGGGATGAAATTGCGCAGAAAATCAGACTGCGCATTAACCGCCCGCCGGATGTGGAAACCGTCAAGGCGCTGGATGATAACCGCAACATCATTAGCGCAAAGCAAGAGGACCGCGATGATGACAGATTGACGCGGGTTTCTTTCTGGACCGTGCAGATTGATCCTACTAAGGGGTTGAATAAAGACAACTTCCTGCGGCAACGGCTGTTGATTGATGTGGACGCTGAAACCGCTAACAATTACAATGGGCAGCGTGTCAAGGAAATCTTCAACCGATGGCTAAACCACGGCGCGGATAACCTCGTGCGCATTTTGTCGCGTCGGCTGCTTAATCGCTTCAATCGTCAACCTGTTCTGTATGAGATCAAGCTAGACATTAAAGACGACTGCGAGTTGGTTGACGTGGTGCAGTTGTCGTCACGGGTGGCGCAAGATGACACTGGGGCGATTGCACCGCAATTGATGCAGGTCATTAAACGCGAAGATGATCGTTCCGGCCATAGCCTTAAAATCACGGCGCAGAAGTTCCAGTTTGATGGCCGTTACCCCTATGTGACAGAGGACACCCGCCCGGTGTATAGTGCTAGTAGTGCGGCCCAGAAAGCGCGCGGGGCTTACTTTGTCGATGAAGGCACTTTGCTATTTGGAGATGGAACGGGGCCATATGTATTTAGCTGAGGTAAAATAATGGCCGATTGGTTTTCGATTACTGACACGCAAATTGATCCAGATGCGCCGCTGACTTCGCAACTAGCCTACGCTTGGCGTGATAACTGCATTGCGATTGCTGAGGGGGCTAGTGGCGCGCCTCGCGTCCAGATGGCTGCATTTGGTAGGCTGGTGGCTGGGTCTACTGTTAAATTTAGTCGCGTTTTCTCATACGCTTCCGCTGGCGTGGTGTTTAGCAATCTGCCATTCATTCAGTTTGGCACTGTCACAGTCGGGCGCACGATATCGGCTGGAGCGACACTAATCATCACCCGCATTCGGAATGGATCTAGCACTGTTATTACTCCGGGAGCGTATCCGGGCAATATCACCGTGCAGCCGGGTGACGTGTGGCAGCTTTCCCAGTCGGGCGGTGGCGCGGGCACATGCACGTTTACATGCTCTACAAATGGAGGTGACATTTTCCCAATTGGAGATGATTGGGCTGGCTACACGGCGGTAAATGCCGCGCCATGATTTTTGACCCTGAAGACTTCCACGATGATCCTTACGCCGCTGGCCTAAATCAGATCGGCCACATGGTTTTTGGTGGCGCTTTGGTCGTGCTGTTTGGCTGGTGGGCTGGTTTTATTGTCATTGCGTGGGAAGCCTATCAATTGCGCTATCGTGGGGCGCTGCGGTCTGATTATTGGGCCGATTGGGCGTTCTGGACGTTTGGCATCGCTTGCGTGGCTCAGTGGTGGTTCCTGCCTGCCGTGGTGGTGCTTGGCGGGCTGTGGATGGTGGTTACACATGCGCGCGGTTAATATCGACTGGCGTCTTTGCGCGGATCGTCATGGGCTGTCGCGGTTTCGTCCGCTTGCCATGGCATTCGAGTTTGGGCTGTTCTTCATAGGTGCTTTGTTCTGGGTTGAGGCCAGATTGCAGGGTGAGGCATTCAGTGCGGATATTTACGGCAATCTAGCGCTTTTGCTGCCTGCCGAGTTTTGGGCGGCGCTGATGATGGGTGGCGCGGCTATTACAATCAATGGCCTGTTAAAACCTATCCATCATCGCAGGGTTGCGTTTGGGTCGTGCCTGCAACTTGCAAACTTTGCAGCGCTGGCTTATTCTGCGGCATTCACGGGCGGTGAATTTGTGATTGCTGTCTTTGCTAGTGTCATGTTTGTCACCCCTCATATTTGGCTCGCGTTCGAGGGGTTTAGGAATGACGCCGAGTGAAGTTGAAGGATTGGCTAGGGTGGTAGAGGCGCTGGTCAAGACGTTTGGGATTGGCGCTGTTCCTGTTGCGATGGCGCTTTGGATATTCGTTCAAAGCCGCAAGTCATCTCCAGATGCGGGCGCGGGTGTTGCTGGTGAATTGCGTGATGACGTGAAGGCAATTCGGGCCGATGTGGCGGATATGAAGATCAGAATGGCGGTTGTGGAAACAAAGCTAGAGGAGCGGCGGGAATGATTGTCAATCAAGCGGCAATTGATCTAATCAAAGAGTTTGAGGGTTTCGAGCCTAAAGCATACCGTGATCCGGTTGGCATCTGGACGATTGGATATGGCACGACTGAAATGGCGGGCGTTGGCATTGATCCGCAGCTTGGCATGACTATCACACAAGATGACGCCGAACGGTATCTGCAACTCGCGGTGCAGAAGTTTGCCGCCAAGATCGAAGATATGATTGATGTGCCTGTGACTGACAATCAATTCGGCGCGCTAGTTTCTCTGGCTTACAACATTGGGCCTACCGCGCTGGCTAAATCAACCGTGATGAAGCGGCTAAACGCAGGCGACTATCAAGGCGCGGCTGATGCTTTTGCGATGTGGAATAAGGCTGGCGGCAAGGTTCTGGCAGGATTGACGCGGCGTCGTGCGGCAGAGCGGGCTTTGTTTTTGAAAGCGGATGCAGAGCCGCGCGAAGGATTGCTTGCCATGATTATTGATGCGCTATTGGGGCTGTGGAAGAAATGAAAGGGAACATGATGGATTTTGGAGACGCGATCCGCGCCATGAAGGCAGGTAAGAAAGTGGCCCGCGCCGGATGGAACGGCAAGGGCATGTGGGTGGCATACACCCCCGGCAGCACATTCCCGAAGGAATTTGCCAAGGATGGCCACGCTGCAAAGCATCGCGCTGATGAGATTGCCACGGCGGGCGGCGAGATCACTTTACTCCCGCATATCGACATGCGAGCGGCAGATGGATCAATGGTGATCGGCTGGCTTGCATCGCAAACAGACATGCTGGCAGAAGATTGGGCAGTAGTGGAATGAAGGACGCCATGCAATATGCGCCATGGGTGCGGATTAGCCTGCGTATTCTTAACGGGTTCGTTGGCGGCTATAACTATGCCACCGATAACGACGCCGTGTTGATCGGCTCGCTTGTGCTTGGGGCTGTGATCGAGGGCGCTTACTTGCTCGCCAAACGGCGCGGATGGGCAACGTGATTTGGTCGCTGGCTAAGATCGCGGCAAAGCTGGCTGATGCTTATACGGCGCGCGAATCGGCTGCGACTGATAGCGAGCGGATTGCGGCGGATGTTCTGGTGCGCCAATTGGAAGCACGGCAGGCGGTGCTAGTTGCTGGTGGCCGATGGATTGCGCCAGTGCAGGCAGCGTTTGCAGCTATGTTCTTGATTTACAACGCCAAGCTGATCATCTGGGATAAGGTGTTAGGGCTTGGCACAACTGATCCTCTATCGCCGGAATTGTATTGGCTGCAAGGAATTGTTGTCGGGTTCATTTTCTTGCAAGCGGGTGTTGACAGGTGGCGGCGGGTGGTGTAGGTAGTATGAGCGACAACACAATGGAGGTTGAAATGTCGAAAACGTCTTACGTTCAAAAGAAGATCGAGCACATGCGCCGTATCGGCCTTGTTAGCGGGAAATCCACTGGTATCGGCATGCATGGCGGTGCTTGCCCTGATTGGCTGAAAGATCAGCAGAAGAAAGACAAGTGAAATTTAAGTGGGGCGCGTCACTATAATCGCGCAAAATGTGTCGCGGTGGTGAAACGGTATCATTCTAGGCTCATAACCTAGAGTTTTGGGTTCAACTCCCAACTGCGCAACCATATTGAAGTGACATCACTGCGGGCTGAGAAGATTGGCCCTATCCTGCAGGGTGGTGGTGTCTCTTGAGTGTGGCAATCCGGCATAGGGTCGCAACCTGTGCGCATTACGCCGTGTGAGGTGCGGACACACTCAACATCAGTCGAAGGCCCACGGTTCGAGTCCGTGCTTGGGGCAAGGGAAGCCCATCGGCCCGCAACATACGGTTAATTTGTGACAGCCGGAGAGACGGCACACATTGAAGTGAATACCTTACTATAGGGCACAGCCCGCGAGGTCGCCTGTGTGGCCGGGTATTCTCTTGAGTGTGGTGTCAAATAGAATAACCGCTCGCGTGAAATGATAGCAGGCGTTGCGCTCATTCTGTAAGATATAAAGTGCTATCCTCGGCGTCATGAGGCGATTACTCATTCTGGCGAGTAATGGCGTGACGTGTCCGCGCTTGATCCGTCGCGGTTAGTGGATATTGCGGTTGCGGATGATACCCGCGAAAGGCTCTGCAATACTCCATGATGAATAAGTCTAGGGCCACCGAGTTAACGTGTGCCTCTGGGGTGCAATGGCTGCAATCCAACGCAGTCGCGCTAACGGATCGCCAATAGTCTGCAAGCAATAATCCGCAGTTATAGCTTGCATGTGATATTAGACGCATACGCCCACTGCTTGCATGCCGTTGCGTCTATGGCCCGCCAGTTTGACCGCTGGCGGGTTTCATGTTTACATGATCTTGCGCTTTTTAGCGGTATGTATGCGCGGTAGTCGGTAAACCCTCCTAATCCCGACACTAAAGACAAACCGTCATTTTCCCCATTGACTAACTGTGCGGCATGTGCCAACGTGGGTTGTGCATATATGGAGGTGCAGACATGACTGATTGGGGTAAGATTGCGGATGCGGTGGAGGGTGGTTCGATTGCTTACG